CGAAATAGCAAAATCAGTGGAAAAATCAGCCGGAACGAAAAATAGCTCCGATTCCAAGGTAAATGCGTTTAAAGCCTTCTTATTGAAACTTTAAATTATATAAATAAAAGTAAGTAACTTTTTAAAGACTACAGGAGAAAAAATGTCTGAACAAGAAACATTCCAAGAAGAATCTTTGGAAGAAGCTTCAGAGCAGTCTCTTGCTGAAAGTGTGAGTGAATTAGAACAGTTGACTCAACAAGCCCTAGAGATGGACGGTGAAGCAAGAGAAGAATTAGTTGAACAAATTAAATCCAAATGCGAAGAAGAAGGACTATCTTCTGAAGAAGCGGAAGCTCTTCTCGAGGAAATTGGTCTTGTTCAAGAAGCTCGAAAAGTCAAAGAGACTAAGAAAACCAAAGTAGAAGCTAAGAAAAAAACTACTAAAGAAGACGACGACGAAGACGAAGGCGGCGATGATGGAGACGATGACGACTCCGGAGACGACGACGACGATGATGAAGTCGAAGAAGCAGTAGAAATTCAGCTTCCAAAAACTAAAGCAGCAGCAATGGTTGCTTTCCAAGAAAAACTCGGTAAACTCAAAAAAGCCGACATCATGGCCAATTATGCCTCAATCATGAAATCACTTGAACTTAAAGAAGGTTCCGAAGAGCAGTCCGATACAGCTCCGATAGATGTGAAAGATGATATTGAAGCGTTGGTTGCTGGTGAAGAGCTTTCAGAAGAGTTTAAAGAGAAAGCGTCTACGATATTTGAAGCTGCGGTGCAAGCCAAAGTAAATCAAATCGTAACAGAAAAACAAGTTGAACTTGAAAACGCAAACGAAAAAGTCATCGAAGATCAAGTGGCATCTCACAAGCAAGAAATGGTCGAACAAGTCGACAATTACCTGCAGTATGTCGCCGATGAGTGGATGAAAGAAAATCAACTTGCCATAGAAAAAGGTATTAGAACTGAAATTACAGAAGGTTTTATTTCCGGATTGAAAAATTTGTTCGAAGAACATTATATTACAATTCCAGAAGATAAAGTTGACGTAGTTGATGATCTTTTCGGAAAGATTGAAGACCTTGAGAAAGACCTCAACGAACAGATCCAAAAAGGTGTGGATCAGAGTAAAGAGCTTTCTAAATTCAAAAAAGACAAGATCGTTCAATCACTTACTTCAGGTCTTTCTGACACACAAGCTGATAAAGTTAAATCTTTAGCAGAAGGTGTTGAAGATGAAGACCCAGAAACTTTCGAAAAGAAAGTTGAAGTTATTAAAGAAAACTACTTTCCTGCAAATCAGGGTAAATCTGAAATTGACGAAGTAGAAAATAATGCAGAAGGTGATGAAAAAACAGATATTGCTGATCCAGTAATGAAAAACTACATGACAGCTTTATCTAAAACAATTCGGTAATTTTTAATTTTTACGAGTAAATCGTTTATTAGGAGATTTTTATGTTTATGTCAGAAGACATGCAAAAGAAGTGGGCTCCAGTTCTTGACCATCCCGATCTTCCTGCTATCCAAGATAGCTACAGGAAGTCAGTAACAGCAGTTCTTTTGGAAAACCAAGAGAAAGCTATTTCTGAAGAAGGTAATGGCGGAATGTTGTTTGAAACCGCACCAGTTAACAACACGGCCGGTATCAACAATTATGATCCAGTTCTTATCTCATTGGTAAGACGTGCAATGCCTCAACTTATCGCTTATGATATTTGTGGTGTGCAACCAATGACAGGTCCAACCGGATTAATTTTTGCGATGAAATCACGCTATACCAACCAATCTGGAACAGAAGCCCTGTTCGACGAAGCTAATTCAGCTTTCGGCGGAGCAGGTACTCATTCCGCGAATGGTAACCCCGCATCAGCTGCCGGTTCTGCAACTGCTTATACAGCAGGTACAGGAACGACTACAGCAGTTGCAGAGGCTCTTGGTGATTCTGCCGCTAACGCATTTGCTGAAATGGCTTTCAGCATTGACAAAGTTACTGTTACAGCTAAGTCACGTGCGCTAAAAGGCGAATACACAATGGAAATGGCTCAGGATCTTAAAGCTATCCACGGTTTGGATGCTGAAACTGAACTTTCCAACATCTTGAGCTCAGAGGTTCTTGCTGAGATTAATCGCGAAGTAATTCGCACAATTTATAACAATGCTAAGACAGGTGCTCAAACCAATACAGCAACAGCCGGTACATTCGACATGGACGTAGACTCCAATGGTCGTTGGATGGTTGAGAAGTTTAAAGGTTTGATGTTTCAAATCGAGCGTGAAGCTAATGGAATAGCTAAAGCCACACGTCGCGGTAAGGGTAACATTCTGATGACTTCATCTGATGTTGCTTCAGCGTTGCAAATGGCGGGAATGCTTGATTACAGTCCGGCTATCAACAACAATCTTAGCGTTGATGATGCTAGCAATACTTTTGCTGGTGTTCTTAACGGTAGATATCGTGTATATGTTGATCCATATGCCACAACTCAAGCCACAAATTGGTTTGTTGTTGGGTATAAAGGTTCCAGCGCATACGATGCAGGTCTTTTCTACTGCCCATACGTTCCACTACAAATGGTTCGTGCGGTTGGTGAAAATTCCTTCCAGCCTAAGATCGGATTTAAGACTCGCTACGGCATGGTCTCCAATCCTTTCGCAAACTCAGGCGGAGCAGGTGCATTGACTTACAATGCAAACATTTATTACCATCGAGTTCTTGTTAACAACTTGATGTAATACCCTTCACACGGTCGTGATAAATAGAAGCGTAGTGGGC